CTATGCGGGGTGGTCAGGCGGGAGTCCGTTCCAGTTCCTCGATGCGCGCCTTAGCGGCGGCCAGCTCGGCGGCGATGTCTTTCGCCTTCGGCATCTTCACCGACTCGATCCCGAATTCTTTTCTGTATGCGGCCACCGCCGCCGATTGCACCGTGTGGCCGAAGCGAACGGACAGGGCGGCCGCCAGCGTCCGGTCGGGTTCGGTCTTGTCGGCACTGGTGATTGCGGTCACCAGCTCGTGGCGTTGTTTGATGCTCAGGCTCGGTCCGCGCGGCTTGCGGGGCCTGTGTGCTGTGATGGGTGCTTCGCTCATTCGTTCTCCTAACGCACGACATTGTGCGCTCTGGAATTATGCGCTATCCGCGCCATGCCAGCATGACCCCGATCGCGATCAGGGCGAGAATGTAGATGATTCCGGCGGCAAGGTCGCGCAGCATCCATGGAAGGCGGTCGTCTGGCATTGGCTCAAGGTCGTGGCTGGTGTACGGCCCGAAAGCCTATTGCATCGTGCGCGGGTGGCGTTTGGTAGTTTGGTTCATCACCATCCCGAGTGTAGGTAGGCCACGATTTTGATTCGCTTGCCTTCGATGCCGGCCTGGCTCAGTCGGTACAGCGCTGATCCGAGGTATCCCTCGTGCATCCCGTGCGCCGATTGCTGGCCGTCGCTGTAGTCCACGCGCCAAGGGGTGTCGCGGTAACGTGTCTCGTGCAGGGTGACGAGGGTCACGGCCGGGAGGGACGCGGCGTCTTTGAGGGTCGGATGTGGCGGCAGCGCGGGCTGTGGCTGGACGGGCGCGCAGATGTCCGGGTGAGATGCGGCCCACTCGGCCAGCTCGTCCATGTCGGGCCAGTAGTCATCCAACCTGACTGTTGGGTATGGCGGTAGATGAGGCACGATGTTGGCGGTAGAGTTCATGCAGTGATGTCCAATCGATTGAGCGAAGAATGGATGTCGCAGCGTCCACATGCTGGCGCATCATTGTTTCGGGATCTGCTGTGACCCCATATTTTTCGAGTGTCCAGCATGCGGTGTCGATGTCTGCTATTGCCCGGCGCAGCGCGCGCCGGACTTCAAGGATGGTTTTCATGCAGCGTTCCGTTTATTTGGGGTCGGATCAAGCGAAGTGTGCCGGTCGGCGGCAGACGTGCCCGCGGGCTGACGGGTGCGCGCGCAATCTGGTGGATGCGCATCGGGGGCGGCCGGTGACGGACTTCACGACGGACGGGATCAACATGTGGCGGTCCGACGAGTGCCGAGGGTGGATGGACGCGGCGCTGTACCGAGAGGCGCCACAGCGGCCCGCTAGGCCCGTTCATGAGGCGCCTTTCGGGATCTGCTGATCCAGGCGGGAGAGGCCCGCGGCGGCGACCTGGGCGAGTGCGCGGGCCTCGATCACGAGGCGCGTGTCGTCGAGGGCGCTGGCGTAGACCAGGCGGTCTACGATCGCGCCCAGCTCGGCTGCGAGGATCTCGAGGCGGACCAGGCGGGAGAGGATGGCTGGGTCGGTCATTTCGCCGCCAGCAGCCCGGCCAGCTCGCGCACCGCATCGGCCTGGGATGACACATGCGACCGCACCGCGGCGGCCGTGTCGCGCTCGTACTGACGCGCCAGCTCCTCGATCTGCTCGCAGTACGCGTCCAGGGCGCGGATGCCTGCGACCAGTTCGGACGGGGTCGGATTGGCAAACTCGTTGGTCAGCCTCCACAGCGATAGGCTCCCCGCTGTTGCGGGTTTGCAGTCCGTGATGGTCAGGCCGCCGCGAACCAGCGGCCCCATGGCGTCCGGGCAGGGCGGGATAGTCGGCGTATCGAGAAGGCTCATGTCCGACATAGCGCATGCGCCTTGTGGCGCCCGACGGTGCTTGCGTTCGTTCATGTCATCGAGCGCCTTGCGGCACCGCATCACGATCGACACCATGCGCGCGCGGACCATGTCCGGGGTGATCATTGAGATGGCTGCGTAGTTCGTGGTCATTTGGGGTCCTTAGTTGTCGGCGCGAACCAGCTCGCGCACCGCGTTCGGCTTCTTACTCCAGACGATGCCCACGCCGATTTCCTCTATTGCGACGACGCCTAGATTTGCCTTGGCACAAGCAATCGCATCGAGCAAGTTGCGAAACCATGATGTGCGCAAGAATCCTCCATCCGTGCGCCATCCGTGCGAGAGCGTTGCGAACATTTCAAGTCCTCGGTTGTCGTTGCGGACTGCACCACACAACGCACCCATCGATGCGCTGGGCGGGTGAAGTCAGATTGAGCGATATGCGGCATTCAGTCCGTCAACAATGTCGTATTGCCCTTTGTCGCTCCAATACGCGATTGCCTCGTTGATTTTCGCGCGCAGCGCTTTGCGCGCGGCATTTGCGGCGCGCGGAGTCATCAGGAAGGCGCGCTCCAGTGTCTGGATGGCGCCGTGCGCGGCGATCAAAGCGTTGGCGTCCATGGTCCGTGATCCAGTGTGTGAGGGTTGCGCATATACCTATGCACATGCTGTGCCAACTAAAAACGGGGTCTTTTCTTGATGTTGGTCATGTTTGGCGTGGCAATGTGACGTTTTGCGGCAGTGTCCAGGTGACGAAATTTGGCAGGGTGACGGTTTTGGTCGGGCTACTGCAAGAGGCGTGCCGGGGGAGGGGGGGGAGCGGTCCTCTTCCTTTCCACATGTTCCACAAGTTCCAGAGTGAGAAGAGCACCCAAGCCTACCAAGCCTTCCACTCTTTCCACTCCTTCCATACCGCCCCACAGGAGGCTGTCATATTTCACATGGTGGGATAGAGAGACGTTTGTAAGGTTCGGGTAAGGTGATTTCAAGGGGTACATCGCGCTAAGTCATTGATTTAGTTGAGTGTGGAAGGATGTGGAAAGATTGGAAGGCTGGAAGGGGGAACGCGCGCGCGCGTAAGAGCAAGTCCTATACCTGCATCGCAATGCGCATTTCATGTCAGCTCTCGGCATCGACAAATGCCAGGGCCGGGAGCGCACGCTCTATGGCGTGTCAGTTTGCGATTGCGGCTTGACACTGCGTACAATGCGCTGAAAACGCTATTGGAGGCGCATGACTACCAGGATCAAGCAAGACGCGGGCGGCCGCTCGGCCAGCGTCTCATACGAATCCAGCATCGCCATTCCAGCCGACGCCAAGGTCAAACCGCTGCGTGACCAGGTGATCATCGAGCCGTTGGCCGTGGTGCTGTCGAAAACCATCATCACCGTCGAGCAGACGAAGCCGCTTCGGGGGATCGTCAAGGCGGTTGGCCCCGGCTGCTACCCGAAGCTGTATGATCATCCCGACAAGCACAAGCGGACGAAAATGTGGGATAGCGAGATATTCCGCCCTACGCAGGTCAAGGTCGGTGACGTTGTGGAATTGGGCGGATACGAGTTTCGCGGGTATGCTTTCCAGACGTTTATGTGGGGCGACAAGCTACACCTGATCTGCCGCGAGGAAGATATCTCGGGCGTGGTTGATGGCGTGACCGCGGACGAAGCGCGCGCAGAGGCTGAGAATGCCACGGCCTAGGATCAGACGGGTTGAGCAGCGATCCGACAGCAATCAGGATGAGACCGATGAGGGCGTCACCGCCAGCGATCCTCAGCCGCCTTCCGATTGGATCGTCGGCCAATTGCTCAACGTCCGCAACACCGGCTTAGAGTACGTCGTTACTCTGCTCGACGAGGAATTAGACTACCGCCACCCCGAGCGAGCGCTGCGCTTCCCGAACAGCGCGGAGTGCCAGCAGTTCGTTTCCGCGTGGTATGCGCGCACCTGGACGCCACCATTGACGAGGTAACGCATGCCGGACCAGAGCTTTGTCATCCCAGCGCCGCCGCGCATGCCAGCAACGCCTGCGATGCTTCAGGGCATGTTGGCGGCATTCTTTCGCGGCTGACGCATGGGCCGCCCATCCAAGCTCACCCCTACGCAGTGGGATGAAGTAGGCAAACGCCTAGCAGCTGGCGCCACGGCTGCAAGCCTAGCGCGCGAGTACGGGGTCTCAGAGACAAGTCTTTCCAAACGCTTTTCGCAATTTCCCAAGGCGAAGGTTGAGAAACTCGGGCGCGAACTTGCGGAACTGCCGCCACAAGCTCAACAAGCCGCCGTGAGCCTCGCCGATGACCTGCGATCCATCAGCGCGAACCTAGCTGCAGCCGGGCGCTATGGCTCCGACACTGCAAGCAGGCTGCACAAGCTGGCGAACCTGGAAGTTAAGAAGATTCCCGACGATGACCTGATGGCGCACATCGAAACGCTCAAGGGCGTAGCAGCGTTCACCCGTACCGCGAACGAAGCAGCGGCCACAGGGCTAGCGCTGCTCAACGCGAACCGGGACCAGGGCAAGCCGGTCAATGCGCCCGTACCGCTGGCGCTTGATGGCTCGGACGTGCATGGCTGACTTCGCCCTGACGCCGAAGCAACAGGAGGCCCAGGAGGCGCTGAACGGCCCGGCAACGCATGTCATGCTCGCCGGGGGGTCTCGCAGCGGGAAGACCTTCCAGATCGTGCGCAAGATCGTGCAGCGGGCACTCAAGGCGCCCGGCAGCCGGCATGCCATCCTGCGATTCAGGCTCGGGCACGCGCGGCAGTCGATCATGCATGACACGTTTCCCAACGTCATGGGGAAGTGCTTTCCGGGCATCGATGCGACCGAGAACAAGTCCGAGATGTACTACACCCTGCCCGGCGGTGCCGAGGTATGGGTCGGAGGGTTGGACGATAAGGATCGCGTCGAGAAGATTCTAGGGAATGAATATGCATCCATGTTTCTGAACGAGTGCAGCCAGATCGCATACAACAGCCGTAACATGGCAGTAACCCGGCTGGCGCAGAATGTCCTAGACCGGGCTACGGGTAAGCCGCTGCGCCTGAAGATGTATTACGACGAGAATCCACCGGATAAGGGGCATTGGACATACAAAATGTTCAAGTTGTTCCAAGACCCGGAATCGCGTCAGGCATTGCCAAGGTCTGACTTTGCGTTTGTGCAGGTCAACCCGCGCGACAATCAGATCAACCTGCCTGCGGACTACATCAAGACCCTGCAAGCACTGCCTGAGCGGCTGCGCAAACGGTTTCTCGATGGCGAGTTCCGCGACGCCTCCCCGAACGCGCTATTCAGCGACGAGACCATCGAGCGCTGGCGCGTCATCGATCAAGAGCTGCCCGACATGCTGGTCAGCGTCGTGTCCGTTGACCCTTCCGGATCGGACGACGCCGACAACATCGACAACGACGAGATCGGGATCATGGTCGCTGGCCTGGGCATCGACGGAAACGGCTACTTGCTGGAGGATCTGACGTGCAAGGCGGGACCCGAGCGCTGGGGCAAGGTGGCAACGATGGCGTGGGAGCGGCATCAGGCTGACCGAATCGTTGCTGAGGTGAACTACGGCGGCGCGATGGTGCGCAGCACGATTCACGCAGCGAGGCCACGCACGCCGTTCAGGCCGGTCACTGCTTCGCGTGGAAAGACAGTGCGCGCCGAGCCGATCAGCGTCCTAGTCGAGACCGGGAAAATCCGCTTTGCCGGCTTCTTCCGCGAGCTGGAGGACGAGCTGTGCGGGTTCACCACGCATGGCTACACGGGCGAGAATAGCCCCAACAGGGCCGACGCGATGATCTGGGCGTTCTCTGACCTGTTCCCCGAGCTCACGAAGCCGGCCGATCCCATTGTTCTGGCACCGCCGCTACGCCCTATCGACCGCGGCCCTAACGCATGGATGAGGCGATGAGCACAACAACGACCAGCAGCGACGACGAGCGCGAGTTCGCGGCTTTGACAGGCGCCGCCATCTGGGACGAGGCGAAGGACAGACTGAAGATCGCACAGGACGCCGAAAGCGACAACTGGCAGCGGGCAAAGTACGCGATCAATTTCCGCGAGGGCAAACAGTGGGATCAGGTCCCGGGCGGCAGCGTGTCGCAGGATGAGCCTGAACTGACGATCAATCTCACGGACGCCATGTGCGATCGCGTCGAGAACAACATCCGGCAGCAGCGACCGCGTGGCAAGGTGCACCCGGTAGGCGACGGCGCCGATATCGAGATAGCCGAGATCATCAATGGCATCGGCCGGCACGTTGAGGTTCGCAGCGAGGCCAGCGTGGCATACGATATGGCGGCAGCGGCTGCACTCAACGGCGGATTTGGCTATTTTCGTCTGATCGCCGAATATCTCACGCCGCGCAGTTTCCAAAAGGACCTGCGCATCCTGCCGATCCGCAATCAATTCACGGTCAGCATGGACCCGAGTGCGATCATGCCGCACGGGGGGGATTCCACGTGGTGCATTATCAGTGTGAAGATGAAGCGGCTAGAGTACAAGCGCCGCTATCCAAGGGCGAAGAACCACGCATGGAGCGATATCTGCGTTGACGAGCTGACGCGCGACTGGGAAGACCGAGAGGATATACGGCTGGCTGAGTATTTCCGCATCCGCGATGTATCCGAGCGTCTTTATTTGATCCGCGGGCCACGCGGCGAGGAGTTCACGAAGTACTTGTCTGAGATGCCGCGCAACCCCCTGACCGGGCAATTAATGTCGATCGACGAGGCGAGCATGATGCTCGCCGAGCGCGGGCTGCGGATTGACGGCGACCGACAATCCTGCAAGCGGCAGGTCGAATGGTTTAGGCTCAACGGATTTACGGTTGTCGAACGCCAGCAAATACCTGGTCAGTACATCCCTGTATTCCGCGTGGAGGGCAAAGCGGTCGATCTCGACGGTCAAGTGCGTCGACGCGGCATGGTCGAGTCGATGGAAGACGCAGCGCGTATGGTCAACTACGGCGAGGTCGCGAAAATCAAGAGATTGGGCCTCACGCCGAAGGCGCCGTGGGTTGCGGCCGAGGGCCAGCTCGACGGACATACCGAGTGGGATGACGCGAACCAGCGGGCATATTCGGTGCTGACCTATAAGCCCATTGTCATCGAGACGAGCGCAGGCCCAGTGATGCCGCCTCCGCCGGCTCGGCAGCCGCCGGCACAAATCGAGCAGGGATTCTCTGAGTTCGTCCAGGGCATGCGCAGCAACCTCATGGCTCTCGCTGGCATGCCGCACGAACCGGGGCAGGATCAGGATCGGGGAGCGGTGGTGTCCGGGGTTGCGCTCAAGCGCCGGCAGTTCATGTCGGATCAGTCGCACTTCCAGTATTACGACAAGCTGACATTGGCGATTGCGCAGTGCTGGCGGGTGATGGTTGACTGGATTCCGGTCTATTTCAGCGAAGAGCGGATGCAGCGCATCATCGGCGACGACGGCGTGCCTCAGATGGTGAAAATCAACGGGCAGGAACAGGATGAAAGCGGCGTTGCCAAGGTCAAGAATGATCTGAGCATCGGCACATATGACGTGATCATGGATACCGGGCCTGGGTATGAGACGAAACGCGAGGAGGGTGCAGAGAATCTGCTCGAACTGCTGAAGATTCCGCCGCTTGCAGAGTCGGTGGTTAAGATCGGGTCCGATCTGGTGTTCCGCGCCATCGATCACCCGTATATGCAGGAGCTGGCAGACCGGCTTTCGGCGCAGACGCCTGATGGCCTGAAGAAAATACTCGACGGCTTGTCGAGTCGTGCGAAGTCTATCGTTCAGGCGCTGAGCAAGGAAAATGAAGCCCTGAAGCAGCAATTACAGCAACTTGAGCAAGAGCAGAAATTTGGGCTTGCCAAGGCGCATATGCAAGCCGCGGTCAAGGCTCACGACACGGAGACGATGGCGCAGACCAAACGTGAGGACACGGCTGCATGGATCGCGCACGAGGAGCACGCGAACGCAGTCAAGGCGCACACATCGCTGGCCGTGGCCGAGATTGGAGCCGCCGGGCGGCTGCTGGACTCGCACGTCGAGGCAGCGCACAACGCCGAAGCGGCGGAACGGATGATCGAACGCGGCGAAGCCGCAGAAACCAAGGGGCAGTGATGGCGCTCGTCGTGATCGATAGCGGGAATATGGAGCAGGTCTTTGCCGAGGCTAACGGCGAGCAGGTCAAGTCTGCGCAGCCGGCGCCACCAACAACTGCGGAAAAGGCCGCAGCGAAGGCTGAAGCAGCGA